TAGTGTTCTTTTCGTAGATACGCCAAGCGTCACGATCGCAACGGTAACCAGCGCCCCAACCAAAACGGGAAGGCTTATAAGTGTTGCTGTAGTCGTGGATTTCCTCTACGCCTAAAATGTCACGGTGAACCCAAAGAAAGTCAATAAGGCTGTTACGCTGCTTGACAGTTCCGCATAAGTCAAACGCCCGCCAGGTTGCATGGACCGATTTAGGTGGGTTGGGCAAACCCGATAAATTCATGTTGCGGTTAGCGTAAATGCCTAGATTTTTGACGCCAAACAGGAAGGCGCAATAGTCCACAAATAGTTTCGTGCCGGCACGGGGCTTTTCATGCACGGCGTCTTTGTTGCCCGTGTAGGGCCGTATGGTCATTCTTTAGGTCCAAATATCTTTGGGCTATCCTTGCCGTTTTTGGCGGCAACGCCATTGCCTATACCGTAAAACACAATTGCGGAAATCATCGGCAAACCTGCGTTTTGGTCAATACTGTTAGTAGCCAAAAGAATTGTGATACACAACAAAGCAACCAACAGAATAAGCGCTTTAGGCGGGTTAGTAATGTTCACGCTAACCCGATGTCCTCAACAATTAAGTAGGCCCTAGCCGTTGATTGCCTTCGAAGTCTAGGCGTGCCTGTAATCGCACTAGTTTTAGCGGCCCCAATAACAGTTCGTGACCCCGACGAAAACGTGCCAACATAAACAACCGTTGCAGGGTTGGTTACTTGCACCGTTGACCCGTTAGTTAACAATGCTTCTTGCAGCTGTGTTCCTGCAACGCTGGTTAACCAAATAGCAATTTGGACGTTGCCACCCGAAACGGTATTGCCCTGAACTTGCGGTTCAAAATAGGTGACTCTATATAGCCGTGTTGAGTCAGCAGTCCAGGTGACGGACATACCCGTTGAGGCGGTAATCGTGGTGGTTAGGTTTTGGTCCGCCGATGAGTTGCCGTACCCTGCAATCCCAAAAGGCAGATTGTTCATCTCCCCGGCACCGAGGGTTTCGCCCACCAAAAATTCGTCGTTCAAACTCACGGGACTATCTTACCACCCTAACTTGCTTGTATTCAGCACACCAAGAGTTGCCGAATTAAGGGTAAAAAACTGGGAATATGTCAAAGGGCTAGTTGTAATTTGCATGGTGGTTTGCCCTGGCACAACAGACATAGTAAAACCTTGCATAATTTGTTTTGAGGTATAAGTCGTGTTGTCGCCAGGGTTTTTGTAGGACACCGTTACGACAGCATAATTAGAATAAATCGCTTCAAATAGTTCCGTCAAATTGTTTCCTGCGTCGGACACAGTTATTGCAAAAGACAATTCGTCCGGGTCATCTCTTGACAAAACTTGCCATTGGGCAAAACTTAGGGCCTGTGAAGCCGAATCGTCAACTGTTGAAAATTCTGCACCATATACACCAAAAGCGCTGACGCCTGTAGCGTCCTCGTAATTTTGGGCAGCTGCGACAGGCGGCGTTACTGTGCAAGCGTTTAAATAGTTTGACCCTAGGGCTATGCGTTTAATGTCCGAATATGCCATTTGAAAAGACCCTGAAGCGGTGCGGGCTAAAGTAATTGTCCCTGGCGCTAAATCGGCAATGTCGTCACGCCCATACAGATAAATTGAAATATCGGTAACGCCTAACCAGCCCTGTTCTGTCACCATGTTTAAATTTAAACGGTTTAGCCCTGTGCCTGTATAGGTAGCAGTAGCAGCAGCGATAGAAGCGCCACCACTTAACCCGACAATAGAAGTGCCAGACGGCATAAATGAGTTAAAGCCCGTCACTATTTGAGTCAATGTCGCTGCGGAAGGCAAAGATTTTTCAAAAACGTTTATGCGGCCTAACCTGCCTAATAAATCGGTGCAAATAATACTTGCGGTAGAACCAGCGCCCGTGCTGCCTAAGTCGTTAAACAAAACTTCTTGCACATAAAACCATTGATAAAAATTTGTGCCTACAGCAGTCAAAACAATTTTATCGTTAAGGTCGTAACCGTTAGCTTGCCCGTTGTTGTTTCTAATCGTTAAAACTAATGACCCAGGCGACCACGAATCAAACTGCGTGCCTCGACCCGTTTGGTAAGTAAAAGACATCACCTCGTCGGTTTTATCTGTCGCAAATTTTTCTATTTTCCAAACTTGCTGAGTCATTTTAGTTAGCCCTAGTGTTTACGGGTATTGGGCCTGCTGTCCGGTTGTAATCCTGTAACGCTTTAACTACCGCTTGCGGGTCTGCACCTTGCACATAGACGTTAAACGTGTTCCCCATACTGCCCATACGGTTTAACGGAATGACCGCTTCAGGACCTGCTTCACCAATCATCGCCAAAATTCCGCCTGGCTTATCAACTATGCCGCCTTCAGCAAGTCGAGGGATACTGATATTGGGGATACTGCCAAAGTTGACTAGCGGGCCTGCTGCTGCGTCTACAGCGTCTAACGCTGTGTTAAGCCCCGATATGGCTTTGTTTATTCCCGATTCCATTAACCCTAAAACGGCGTTCATGACGGTTCGGTAGGCGCCAATAATGCCGTCGAAAATAGTGACAGCAAAATCTTTGACGCCTTGCAAGACGCTAATAATTGAGTCCTTAAATTTGATAATGCCATAGATAGCCAAACCAAAAGGTCCTGTAATAATTGCTAAAAGTAGTTTCCAATTATCTTTAGCCCAACCAATAACGTTTTGCAGAAAGCCAATAATTTTGTCTTTAAAAGTAATGACGCCTAATACAACTAATCCAAACGGACCTAACAAAACTGCTAGCAATAACGGCCAGTTATCTTTAACCCAGTTAAAGACCTTTTTAATAAAGTCCCAAACTGCGCCAAACGCTGCACCAACTAAATCAGCAAATTTGCCGAAAATATCAAATTTCTTTTGCAACACCACAAGAATTGCGATAATGGCAACAATGGCAATAACGATAAGAAAGATAGGGTTTAGCGCCATGACTGCGTTAAATACTGCTTGTATTGCTGTCATCGCTGTTGTAATTGCCGCATAAGCCGTCATTGCAGCATTGACACCAATAACAGCCAAAGCCAAACCGCCAATGATTGCGCCCAAAATGACTATGACTTTAGAATTGCGTTGCACAAAATCGGCTAGTTGCAACAATTTAGGTAACAATTTAGAAACCAGCGGGGCGACAGCTTTACCGATGGATTCTTTAAATTCGCCCATTTGAATACCAAGGTTTTTCATTTTGCCCGCTGTGGTGTTAGCAGCTGTGGACGCCTGGCCCTCAAAAGTTTTACCTAAAGCAGCAAACACTTCGTCGGTGCTTGCCCCACTTTTAACTAGTTCCGCTAACGCTGGGTCTAGTTTTTTTAATGGTCCTAACTGCCCGTTAAACGCTTTTGACAAGGCTTCAGAAACGGACCCTAAATCTTTGCCCGTACCGGCGCTAATATCTAATGCCAGGTTAAGTAAATCTTGTGCTTCAGTAACGTCTTTAGTTCCTCTAACTAAAGTGTCAAAAGCGGGCCGTAGTTCGTCGTCTGCAACGGCGGCTGCCATACTCGTTTTTGTTATGAAGTCCTCGACGGCTGCTACCTGTTTATCGGTAGCGCCCGTAGTGTTGCCTAGCGTTGTGGCAAGTTTTTGTGCGGCGGCGTCGTCCTCAGCAAACGCCTTTACAGCGTCAAACGCAACAGCACCCAAAGCAGCAATGGCAAGGCCAGCAGGAACAGCGGCTTTCTTAACAGCAAATTGGGCTTTCTGCCCTGCGGTTTCAAGATTCTTAAACTCCCTAATCGCATTTTTAATACCCGTGTCTTTAAATTCTGTAATCAGCGGAATTGTTATGCCAGCCATAATCAGTACCTAAGCCTTTTCTGCGTCTTTGCCGCTACGTCTGCAACCACATCAGCCAGGTTGCTTCTCACTTGTGTTTCCTTAGCGTCAGCTGCGGGCCACATGCTTCGAGAAGCTTTACCGTATTTGTTTAACGCTTCGCCAAATTTGTTTTGATTACTTCGCCCTGCAATGTCAAAGATTGCGCCGCTTGCGTCTTTCTGTTGCACAGTAAGAAACGCTGCTTTGCTTGGACGCAACGACACTTTGACGCCACGAACTGCCTTAGTTTGCACATACGGGAAAATCTGTCTGCCTTTAGGCGCCCATTTGCGGGCCATACCAGATAGCGGCGCTGGGCCTGCATTGTTAAGCGTTGCCTGGGCGTCAAGCACAATAGGTTTTAGGGCTGTTGTTGCTTCCTTACGAAATTCTTTAAATAGGGCAGGTTCCAATTTTTTTAACTCTTTTACAGCGTCACGGATTCCAAAAACTTCAGTTGATATCGTGACGCCAGACATGCCTATTTCCTTTCGTTTAACACCTTTAGGACCGTTGCAAGGTCGTTGGTGTCAAACTCTACTTGATGAGGCCAATACCCTGTCGTTGCCAACAGTTGCGCTAAAGCGAATCGGTAGTGGCCTCGACGGTAGGGTTTTCGGGTTCTGTGTCTACAACTTCCAAAAGCACAATTTTTTTAATGAAATCGTCCAAGACCACCGGAACTACCACGGAATTTTGTTGTAGTGCGGTATGGGCCATAAACGCTAAGTCCTCCATACCAATACCGTCAGCAATTTTTGACGCTTTAGTTTTAAATCGGCGTTCCCATGCAACGATGGTAAATAGGTTGGTTGTTATTTCAATGGGGCCGTCGCCCTGGTCAACTCTAAGCGTAAGTTTCATGTCGGGTCCTTTGTTTGTAGGTTGAAATCAGCTGACAGCGGTAGTTAAGACGCCGCCCTTAAAAGTGATGGAGATAGTGCTTAATTCGCCCATGGTGGCGTTGATGACGGGCAAGGCTTCTAAGTAAGCGCCAGTCAAAGTAAAGCAAGGTTCAGTTGCACTAGGGGTGGTAAGGCCAGTGGTTGTGTTTGAGACTTTGACAGTTGTAGTGGTCCCGACAAGGGCGGCAAGGGTGGCGTATGTTTCCGACGCTGCATAGGACATATACAAGTCAAGGGTAATTTCTTGGTTAGCTAGGCCTGCAACAAACACTCGTGACGTGCCACCAAAAGCGGTGGATTCGAGGGCTTCAACTGTGTTCGTGACGGTTGCGCTAGTGCATTGGTCCGTTAGTGAAATTGCGTTTACTTGGACGCCTGGGTTGGAAAGATAAGTGCTAGTTGCCATGGGTTAATCCTTTGGTTGTTCGGTAGTAGTTTTAGCAGATTTTGGCGGTGCTGTGTCCTCAACAATAAAACCGTGAAGTAGCAACGCCTCGACGTTAACGCCTGCTTCAGGTTCGTATTTGGCGCCAGGTGTTCCCACCCGTGGACTAAGAATCTTGTATTTCATGTCATACCCCTTGTGCTTGTAAGTCAACAACTAAATCATAGGCGGCGAAAGTTTGCCCGCCTACGGTAACGAAACCAGGGCGCCCCGACTTCACAGCCACATTGCTGGCGAGAAGCGCCGCAGACATGCTTAAAACGTTGCGTAAGCCGTCCAAGTTGCCTGGCCCTAATGTCAGCACCTTTACGCTAAAAGACATCTTGACAATCTTGCTAGACAGGGCCTCAAAATCGGGTGCGTCTAGGAAAACGCAAGGCGGGTTTATTGCTTCAGGGTTAAAGACAACCCGTAGACCTGTCACCGTCGCCAGCTTCGTTGCAAGGTCATCTATGGCCTCATTGAAAAGGTCTGTGTAAACAGTCATTAGGCAACCGCTGGTCGAGGGATACCGGCAAGTTGTTTGATTAACGGGCTAAGGCCCGTGCTGACAGGTGTACCCATCTCTGAGAAGCCCGAAAAATCGCTAATGGCGCCACGTTGACGGTATAAAGCGCCCGCATACATTGTCGTTGCCAGCGTGACATCGGTGCTAGGTGAAGTAGTCAAGCTGTCCGTATAGCCCGATTCTTGACGGCGACGAAACAGGAAGTTGGAAGCGCTTGACGCACATTGCGTAAGAAACGCTGTTTCGTCTACGCCCGCCAAAGCGATACCAAGCCAAGTCCCGACAGCGGGACCTAATACCCAAGTGCAAGTTTCGGTATATGTCAAAGTTCCTTGCGGGATTAACGCTGTGCGTTCAGCGTCATCACCAGCGTCGTAAAACAACACCTGGTTAGGTATCGGGACCTGATAGTTAAACATCAAGTCGCCTTGACTGTCTACACCTGTAAACAGGTATGCGGGCAAAGCGTAAACGTTATGCGTGCCGTTAAAAGTTGACCCGCTACTAGCCAGGGTAAACGATAGCCCTAAATCTAGTTCAGGTTCCGTCAACGTTTGAACAACAGCGTAATCGTCTAAACGCTGCGTAAAAATAACTTGGTATACAGCCATTGGCGGCTAACCGCCTTTCGACTATGCCTGGGTGATTTTTTGAATCATGCTGGAGTTAGCGGCAAAAAATGCTGCGTACCCGTACACGGTCATTTGGCGTGACACCGTAGACGGAACCTCTATTGACAGCATGCCTTCGTCCTGGCGGTAAATTTCGGCTGCGTTGCTGTTAAAAATCACCATGGTTTTAGCGGCGAAGTTGTTGTCAACGACGATTTGCAAACCTAGTGGGTTGGCGTTTTGGAAAGCGTTGATACCGCCAGCGCCAATTGCGTTTTGGGCATTAAGTCCGCCGCCTGTGTATCCAAAAATTGGTCTGTCTGTCGTATCCGTTAATTGCATCATGGCCCCCCATGTGGCAGGGTCGACAGCGATATGAGTTGGCAAGAAGTTTGTTGCAGCAACCGTTACAACGGCGGCGTCATAAATTGACTTCAAAAGGTCATCAACGGACAAGTCCCAGACGCCAGCTGACGTTGCAGCAGCTAACAAACTGTCGCACGCATAATTGTCAATCGCTTTTAGGTATTGGCCTGCGAGGTCTTGCATA